TTTTACTGCTTACAAACGTTATATATCGAGCAAACCTTGGGTTGCATCTAATTATTTACGTGACCCATCCAGAAAACCAGATTGGGTATGACCTATGAATTGTTGGCATTGTCAAACTGAACTTATATGGGGAGGGGATCATGACCTTGATGACCCAGAGTATGATATAGTTACTAACTTATCATGCCCAAAATGTAATTCTTATGTGGAGGTATACCATGTACGAACTGAATGAGGAAGAGTGGGAATGTGTTAGAGTATGTGTTGCTAATGCACCCATACCTTACGACATAACTAAAAAGAAAATACCTGCTGCTATCTTAGATAAGATAGGACAACCCACTAAAATAAAACATGAGGGTATTGCTAAAGTAAAATACGATTTAACACCATTTGGTATAGAACCTGACGATTAATGGCTATTACACAAGAACAGGCAGACAAAATTGTTGCCATAAACAACCTGATAGAGGTTATCAAATACCTTGACGCAGATGTAACACACACGAGGGTAAAAAACAGTTATGGGAAAAAAGAACAACAAGTCATTCTCACATGGAAAGACGGAGAAAAAGAAATTGCCGAAGCACTTTACATGTACAAGCGAAACACCTTACGACAGACATAGGTATAAAGTTGTATTCACTGGTGCAGATCCAGTTATTGTAGATGAGTGGGAACAAGCAAACTTAATCTGGTTCCAAACTCCAGCAATGTTCAAATCACACATAGAGGTCTTAGACAAATGAGAAATCAAATTATTTCAGCACTCCTTGCTCATGCTCAAGGAGACATTCAAAAGCATAAAATGAATGTAGAAGTGTATTTAAGTAATCCTGTTGGTATTGGTGAGCATCCTGATGTGATGGAAGCAATAGAACAGGAACTAAACATGATCGCTAAGTATGAAGATCAGGTATCAGTGATCAAAAAACACTTTTTAATCAAGGATTAAGGATGAAAGATACAATCTTATTTGGAGACTGTCGTGAAACACTTAAGAATCTAACAAATTCAAGTGCTCGCATGTGTGTTACATCCCCCCCATATTATGGTCTAAGAGACTATGGAGGAGAGAAAAACCAAATAGGGCAAGAAGAGTCACCAGAAGAGTATGTAAAACAAATGGTGGAGGTATTCCGACTAGTACGCGATGTATTAACTGATGATGGTACACTATGGTTGAATATTGGTGACTCATATTATAATTACAGATCCGATGGTAACTATCCAAAACAGACAGTATCAAAAACAAGACAGGATTTACCACAGAATACACCAGTAAGAGGTAATAAGTTAAAAGGATTAAAGAGTAAGGATTTAATCGGTATCCCTTGGATGTTAGCATTTGCATTGAGAGCAGACGGATGGTATCTGAGACAAGATATAATATGGCATAAACCTAACCCCATGCCAGAGAGTGTGAAAGATAGATGTACAAAAGCACATGAGTACATATTTTTATTAAGTAAAAGCAAAAACTATTTCTATGATAATGAAGCAATCAAAGAACCAGCAAAAGATTGGGGAACAAGAGATCGCACAAATGGCAAGTACCACAATCCTGGTAGTGGCTTGGCTCCTCATAGTGGGCTTACCAAGTCTTATCCTACAAAAAACAAACGGTCTGTTTGGTCAGTAACAAAGAAACCTTATAAAGGAGCACACTTCGCTGTATTTCCACCTGAACTAATTGAACCATGCATACTAGCAGGTAGTGAAGTTGGAGATACAATCCTTGATCCATTCATGGGATCAGGAACAAGTGCGATGGTTGCGAAGTCACTAGGCAGATATTATACTGGATGTGAACTACACGAAGACTATGGTAACCTAATTCAGGAGAGAATACAAAATTATCACCCAGTTCAGGAAGTGGCACAAGAACCCACCATTAACATCCTAGACCTTATACAATAAAGATAAGTAAAACAAAGAAACATGCAACAATTTCATTCAGTCATTCCAACATATGACTTCCCACAATCACCAATTCTTATCATTGGGTTCTTCGGCATCTTCACAGCATTAGGAGTATTATATGTTGCCAACAGAAAATACTTCAGTTCACCATATAATGAGGACAACAAATAATGGCAAGAATGAAACAACTACTCCATGACATGGAGTATAGAACCAAAATTCTAACTGGCAACTATTCACCTCAGTTCAAACAAACTGTTGATGATATGATGACCGAGGGTTCATACACCTATGAACAAATAGCATCAAAAGTAGAAATTACTGTTGATGAATTACACTTCTATCTTTCCTTTGCTACATAAATTACTATGAAAGTTAAAGTCACACTTTTTAAAGCAGGTACTATCTTTGAAGAAAGAGTAATTGCTCGCGACTATCAGGACGCAAAAAACGTTGCACTCGCACGAAATCCTGGTGCTACTGTTACTGGAGTGACCGCCGTATTTGACTAATGAGCAGTAAAATCAAAGTATCTGGTAGATATGTTGATCAGTATGAGGTCTTTAGTGTGACCCTTACTGATCAACATTTGTCTGTAAATTTTAGTATGACTCAAGAGGACTTACTTGAAGTCAAAGCAGCAATTGATTCTATGCTGTTAGAAAATGAATCACTGGACATGATGCAACAACTGAGGGAACTAACACAAAATGACTGAAAAGAAACCTATTGCTAAGGAGTTTTTTAAGGATAAATCCGTTGGTAATTTACCTGAGGAATTTTGGGGTAAAGGTAAGGGAACTCAAGGGTCAGGAGCAAGAATGAAACCCATACTTCCATTTTCTGTACCTCACATGGTATTCCCGATGGAAAACTTTGGGGAGAGAATGGAGAAGTTGAAAGACCTTTTTGATGGTAAGTTAGATCTTCAAAGTAATACTGACTATAATACTCCCACAGATTTTTATAATCAAGATGAAGGTTACCACTATTGGAAGTGTAAGACATTTACTAACTTCTTTGCCAAGGAGATTGAATTAATATCCAAGTCATTCTTTGACTATATGATGGATACCTATGAAAACTCAGAGGGATACATACAAGACTTTCCTTATAATGGAGACAAAGACATCTATTATGATGAGTCACAGCATGGGATGTTAGTTACAAGTGCATGGATTGAACAGGCACAGACTTTTCATCAACATTTACCACATGACCACGGACATGAATTGTTCTCATGTATTCTATATGCAGAGTATGATGAAGAAACACATGACCCAGTATCAATCATATCTCCTTATAAATCTCCTGAGGGTATGACATTTCATTATAATCCTCGTGTCAGAGAAGGTGATATTGTGGTGATTCCTGGTAATGTATTACATTTCACAACTCAAAATAGAAGTGTAAAACCTAGGACAGTAGTTGTATTCAATTTAATGTTGAAACCATATGTAAGAGACTTTGCAAAATCATGGAATGATCAATCTGAAGCAACTAAAAATTATGTGGTTCGATGAATTACGTTCCTAAGGTCAACGATTATGTTAAGTGGACTACTGCACTCGGCATGGTTCATGAGGGATGGGTATATTATAAAGGAACACCCGATGATAATGAGAAGAGAATTAAAAATTCATGGGTTCCAGTATCAAACTACATCACAATTGAGATAGCAACAAAACCAAGACCACAGTGTGATCTATCGAAGTTTATGCATAAACGTATCCATGTTTGTATATGTTGTTATGAGGATTGTTGGCATGAGTTAGAATTTATTAGGAGGAGAGTAAGTAAGCAAGATGATACTAACCCTGATGAATTGAGTTATGGTGCATATAAGTCACAACAACACAGATATTTGGATCCACAATGATGCTAAATACAAAGTAGCATGTTATAAAAAGGTCAAGTGCCATTATTTCTTGATAGATTTAAAGACAGTAATAAAGTAGGAACCATCATGCCATGGCCAAACAGGGAAACTGGTGCTCCAAGTGGATGGTTGTTGTGTAATGGTGGGGAGTATCCTGGTCCTGGTGCCAGTGGATATGATGAGTACTGGCAGTTGTATCAGGAAATTGGTACAACATATAATACTGGTGGTGAAACAACTAATCATTTTAGAGTTCCTAATCTACAAGATAGATTATTAGGACGTGGTGGTGCATTGGGAAATCAAGGTCAGACGTTTGGTAGTGATCCTGCTACTACGTCACAGGCAAATTTGAGTAATAGTCACTTACCGATTCATAATCATAGTGTTGGATTCAGTGGTAATACTAACACCTCTACCAACATGAACCGTGCCAATAACCAATATCGAACAGGTAGTGGTAGTAGAAACTGGAAACAGTTTACAGGATTCAATAGAAGAACAATATACAATTCAAATAGTACTGGTGGATCTGGCGGATCAGGTAATCAGCATCAACATAATGTAAGTGGATCAGGTGCAAATCGTCAATTAGATTTGACAACCAAATACATTATTAAATACAAGTATACCGTCAAGGACGATAACTGGAACTGAACCATGGGAATCGCACAAAACTATTTCAAAGGAAAGTCAAAGGGTGGTAGGATCGGAACTATCGTTCTGGTTTCCAGTATTCCAACAGGATTTACAAATAAGTATATCCTATGTGATGGACAATCTCTAAATGCTTTCCAATATAGAAGACTACATAGAACAATAAGCAATGTCTATGGTGGTGATCAGTATGTTCAGAATGTCACCGATCTTCCTGGTAGTACATTTACATTCAAAGTACCAGATTTAAGAGGACGAACACTTAGAGGTGCACCGAACATGAGTTCTGCAGCGAACATGGCACAACAAACTGGATCAGCAAACATGAATATGGATGCACATACCTTGAACAGTGGTGAAGTACCATCACATACTCATGGTATCAATGCCAACACAGGTTATGCATATGAAATCAATGTAAATAATCATAGTTCTTCAGGTCAGGTTCAGGTTGCATCATATATTCCAAGTTATAATAGAAGTTTCCGACCAAGTGCAGAAAGTGGTTTTCAGGCACCTGCAACTGATGGTCATAGTCATAGTGAAGCATCAACGTTACAACCAAGTATCTTCTTAAATTATTACATACAGTCAGCATAACATGTCATTAAGATACAATCAATTTAAAAACGATCATACTGCTATTGGTACAATCATAACATGGGCAGGTAATTCCACTCCAAATGGATATTTGCAGTGTGACGGGACAACATACACAGTCACGGGTGTATCTAACACACGTTTACGTGGTCTTGCATCTGTTGTGTCTGGACAGTATGAAGCAACTGACACTTACCCATATGGTGATTTAAATGGTACTGGTACATTCACCGTACCAAATATGAGTCCTGATGATGTTGTTGTTGCAAGAAATAATGAGACACTGGGCAGTAGAGGTGGTAGTACAACATCTGCATTTGGTAATACAGCATTAAATGCATCACAGTGGCCACGTCATCGTCATAATCTACCACGACAGAATTATAATCTGACCAACAATGTAAACGTCACCAGACAACCAAACCACTGGGGAGCAATTGTTAATAACCCACGTTGTTGGGATGGACGAGCATGTATGTCATATCAAATCCTGATCCGAAGAGGAAGATGGAGAAGATGGACACGTTCACCATGCCCATCACGTAGTTGGTGGAGGGGAAATTACCAACCATGCTCTCGTCCTGGTAATACAAGTTATGGTCCAAGAGACGCAGGTAGTGGTCTAGGTATGG